AGAAGCGTTTCCTGCTGGACCTCCTTGTCTAAACAAGTTGGCATCAACTGGTTTTGGTGAGGGGTCTAGGAACAATGCATTATTTAATATTGCAGTTTACTACAAACAAGCTCACCCGGATAGTTGGGAAGATAAAATCGTAGAAGCTAATATAAAACATATGGAACCCAAGTTAAGTAATAGTGAGGTTCAACAATTAATTAAATCAGTTAATCGTAAAGGCTATGACAAGTACAGATGTAAAGACGCACCAATTAACGCGGTCTGTCAATCGGGTTTATGTAGAACGAAACGATTCGGTGTAGGTTTTGGTGAAGAGGAAATGCCACCACTAGGCAATCTTACTAAATACAAGTCAAGTCCACCACAATGGTTTTTAGATGTAGATGGAACGCGGATCGAATTAAAATCAGAACAGTTATACAGCTCACCTTTATTTGCATTAGCATGTTTAGATCAAGCTAATTTAGTTGTGCCAGTACCAAAAGCAAAAGATTGGAAACAACATTTTTTAAAACCTATGATGAACAATCTACAAGAAGTAGAACCATTAGAGTCTTTAAATCCTATGAATCAACTTACAGGATTATTACAAGATTGGACTACTAACAGACAGTCAGCAAGAACTATGGATGATGTATTTAATAAATTACCATACACAGATGACAATAAAGAATTTACATACTTTAGAATGGATGACTTCTACGCATTCCTAAAAAAGAATAATTGGGAAGTAGATAAAATTAAAACAGGTAATTTAATAAAAAGATTAGAAGATACATTTGTATCAGAAGAAAGAGTAAGAATAAAAAAACAACAACCAAGATTAATAAAAATAAAAACAATGAAACAAACAGAAGCTGCTGTTTCTAAAGTTGAATATCATCAGGAGGCATTTTAATGAGTAAAGTAAAAGACATAGGTATTAATTGGAATCTACGATACCGATTAGAAAAAAGTAGATGTGAATTATTAGAAATGAAAATAGATATATTAAGAAAAAGATTATTAAAATATGAAAACTATAATACTAGGCCCTCCAGGGACAGGCAAGACGACAACGTTATTGAATTTAGTCGATCAGTTTATCCAACAGGGGATTAGGCCAAAACAGATAGGATACTTTTCTTTTACTAGAAAAGCTGCAAGAGAAGCTGCAACAAGAGCCGCTGAAAAGTTTGGTTTGGATGCAGAAAAAGATTTAGAGAACTTTAGAACTCTACATTCTTATGCGTTTAGCCGTTTAGCTATGACAAAAGAAAAGATGATGACAGGAGATAATTACAGAGAGTTTGGTAAATTAGTAGGTATACCTATTAAGACAGCAAAGTATTCTACGGATGATGGTACATTTAATTCTGATAATGAATACTTAACTATTATGAACACAGCTAGAGTTAAACGTATGGATCTACTGGAGTATTATGATTCTAGACAAAACATATTAGATATAGAAAGAGATACACTTTATTTACTATCAGAAGAACTAAAGAGATACAAAAAAGAAAAAGGTTTAAAAGATTTTACAGATTTATTAGAAGACTTTATTGCACAGGAAACCAAACAAAACTTTAAGGCATTATTTATAGATGAGGCACAAGACTTATCTTTAATACAATGGGAAATGGTTAGATCATTATGGGCCAACGCAGAGAAAACTTATATTGCAGGCGATGATGACCAAGCTATATTTAAATGGGCTGGAGCTGATGTAGATCATTTTATAGCTCTCAAAGAAGAAGTTAATGACATTAAAGTATTAGATCAATCTTATAGAATACCAGGCGGACCAATACACGAACTATCACAAAAGATTATAAACAAAGTACAGAATAGATTTGATAAAGATTATAAGCCTAGAGCTGAACAAGGTAAACTAAAACGATACTCTGATATTACACAAGTAGATATGTCTAAAGGTAATTGGTTAGTGTTATCTTCTGCAAATCATTTTTTAGATGATGTAAAAGATTTATGTGAATTACAAGGTTGGTATTATCAACATAGAGGTGTTAACTCTGTGCCATTAAAACTTCTTATGGCATTAAATAACTGGGAGCATTGGCGTAAAGATGCTTCTCTAGGTAATATAGAAATAAAAAATATATATGAATACCTTGGCTCTAATGTATTACCAGGTTTTAGAACAGGTAAAACATTACACTCTGATACAAAATATTTAATGAGAGATTGTAGAGCTGAACACGGTTTGGTTACAGACAGTGTATGGTATGATGCTTTTGAAGGTTTAGATAATGTCACAGAGAATTACATTCGTAATATGAGGGCGAATGGTGAGATGATAAACAAAAATCCGCGTATCATTATGTCAACAATACATGGAGCAAAAGGAGGAGAAGCCGACAACGTTCTGCTTATGCAGGACCTTACCAATGCAGCGTTAGAAACGATGAGTTATGACCCGGATGAATTACATAGGTTATTTTATACTGGAGCGACGAGAGCGAAGCGTGAATTGCATGTGTTAGATCCAAAGAACTTTGATAGAGCTTATATATTATGAGTAAATTTATTTTAGATAAACATGTAAAAGGCAAAGAGGCAGAGAACTTGGCACAAATATACTTTTTAAAAAATGGATATCATGTGTTTAGTAATATAAGTCAACAAGGTTGCATTGATATGATTGTAGTAAATAAAGACAATGAACTATTAAAAGTAGATGTCAAATGTGTATCGAGAAGAAAAAGAGATAATCATAAAGTTAATAGATCTCGTACACCACTACAAGACGAATTAGATGTAAAAATATTATACGTCGACACAGATAGAAAGGAATGTTACTTCTATAAAAAGGATAAGAATCATTTAAAAAGAAGAACTAAAGTAGAAAAAATATGAAGTGTTGGCATTGCGAAACAGAACTAATATGGGGAGCTGATCATGATGTAGAGGATGATGATACTTATGATATGGTAACTAATTTACATTGTCCTAAATGTTATTGTGTGATCGATGTTTATTATCCAAGTGAAAAAACAATAAAGGAGTATAAAGAGTATGAAAAAAAACACCTTAACTAGACAGGTAGGTGGTAATCACTACAGAGACTATGTCATTCAACCGGCAGAGTTTATAAATAAAAACAAGTTGCTTTTTGCAGAAGGCAACGCTATAAAATATATAGTGAGAGCGAAAAATAAGGGTGGGAAAGAGGACCTTCTTAAAGCTAAACACTATATTGATATGATAATCGAAAGGGATTACGAATGAGACATACACAAATGCCTTTGTTTACTCCAGAAACAGAGTGGGTAATGCCCGATGAATTAAAAGATTTAAGAGGACATAAAGAAATTGCAATAGATTTAGAGACTAATGATCCACACCTAAAACAGTTAGGATCAGGTAATGTCACAAATAGAGGTCACATTGCTGGCGTTGCGGTGGCCGTAGAGGGGTGGTCAGGCTATTTTCCGATACACCACGAGCAAGGTGGTAATTTAGACAAAAAATTAGTATTAGAATGGCTTCAAGACATACTAAATCAAGAAAACACTACATTTATCTTTCATAATGCGATGTATGATGTGTGCTGGTTAAGGTCAGCAGGACTTACCATAAAAGGACCCATTGTGGACACTATGATAGCAGCAAGCTTAATAGATGAAAACAGAATGAGTTATCAATTAAATTCATTAGCAAAATATTATGTTGGTTTAGGTAAAGATGAAAAAGTTTTAGTTGAAGCTGCAAAAGAATATGGATTAGATCCTAAAGCAGATATGTGGAGAATGCCTGCAATGTTTGTAGGTCAATATGCAGAACGTGATGCAGAATCTACACTTAAACTTTGGCAAACATTAAAAAGAGAATTGTATAATCAAGAACTAATGGATGTCTTTACATTAGAAACAGATTTATTTCCTTGTCTTGTTGATATGAGATTTAAAGGAGTGAGAGTTGATTTAGAAAAATCACAAAAGATTAAACTAAATTTAATTAAAAGGGAAGAGGCATTAATTAAAAAAATAAAAGATTTAACTGGTGTTGAAGTGGAGATTATGGCAGCTAGATCTATAGCAAAAGCCTTTGACAAACTTAAATTACCTTACGATAGAACAGCTAAAAGTAATGAACCAAGCTTTACTAAAAACTTTTTACAAAACCATCCACATGAATTACCTAAAGCGATTGCTGAAGCAAGAGAACTTAACAAAGCTCACAGTACGTTTATAGATTCAATAACTAAACATGCAGTTGATGGTAGAATACACGCAGACATAAATCAAATTAGATCAGACGCAGGTGGAACTGTTACAGGTAGATTTTCTATGAGTAATCCAAACCTACAACAAATACCAGCAAGACATCCTGAACTTGGTCCAATGATTAGATCTATATTTATTCCAGAAGAGAAACATGTATGGGGATCATTTGACTACTCACAACAAGAACCTAGAATTTTAGTACACTATGCTAAACTACAAAATTTAGAAGGTGTTGATGAAATTGTTGATGCATACAATGCAGGAGATGCAGATTTCCACCAAGTTGTAGCAGATATGGCAGGTATAGAACGTAAACAAGCCAAGACAATTAATTTAGGTTTGATGTATGGTATGGGTAAAAATAAATTAATGGCAGAACTAGGTTTG